ACAGCTGATCGTATTCTAGCGTCCCGTTTTGAGCCTGGGACTGCAAACAACGCGGTTAACCCTGTAGCGCAAATCTTCCCTGAAGGCTACCATGTCAATCACCGTTTTACTTCGGCAACGGAGTGGTTTATTAAAACTGATGTGGAAGATGGCTTTAAAGAGTTTGACCGTATGGGCTATGTGTTTGAGACTGATAACGATTTCGGTACCTCAAATTACAGACATAAGGCATTGCTTTATAAATCGTACGGCCTTACGGACCCACGTGCAGGATTTGGTAGTGGTCAATAGGGTTATATAGAGGCTTAAACCATAAGGTATTTATATAAGGGGCTGTAACGGCCCCTTTTTTATGGTAGTGTATTTGTTCATTTGAATAAGGAGCGAATATGCTTAGTTATAATGAGGTTAAAGAGGTGTTTGATTATAATCCGGTGACTGGCGATATTACATGGAAAGGGCGAGCTAGATACAAGAGCCAGATAGGAAAAGTAGCTGGCAACATAATGCCTATAGGATATTGGGAGCTGTGTTATTCTGATAGAGATACTAAGAAGAGAAATAGGATGTATGCCCACAGGGTTGCATGGCTTCTGACTCACGGAGAATGGCCGGATCGCCAGATCGATCATATTAATGGAGACAGGGCAGACAATCGGCTTGTTAACCTCCGAGAGGTAAGCAACCAAGAAAACCACAAGAACATGAAGCGCCACAAAGGTAATAAGTCAGGCCATACCGGCGTATACTGGAACAAAGCAGTTAATAAATGGCAGGCTTATATTTGTATCGATGGCAAGCAAACTTATCTAGGCATCTTTGATGATGTTGAAGAAGCTGCTACAGTAAGAAAAGAAGCCGAAGAGTTGGCGGCATATCACAAAAACCACGGCAGAATACAATGGAAGTATATTGATTCAGTATCAACACTCCAGACAGGTGATTTATGAGCGCAATTAAATATGACTTCAGTCTTCCCACGACTGAAACTAAAGTCTTTCAGATGGATCGATGGGGATATGCCGCTTACTCTATTCAGATAACAGCAGGCTCAGCGTTAGTTGAAGGTACTCTGCAACGAATAAATCAGGGCGAGACCCCGGTATGGTTTACCCTCGAGGACCAGGATGGAACGGCATTAATAGCATTAACGACTGGCATCGCATCAATACAAGATACTACACCCATTGAATCTATTCGCATCACAGCGACAGGAACCACCACGGGTAGCGTTATACAAACTGGAAGTTAATCACGCCTTGATTGGCTATCTAAATAGGAGGGCGTATGGCAGCATCCGAATTAAACACCACGCGACGAAAAGGGTCTTTAGATCTCCTTACCACGGACGACGGCGAAATCCCCGAGTTTCAAATTAATGGGGTTAAGGCATTAACCACGGGGCTTACTAGTGTTAACAATATCAATACCTTATCTGATTTGCCTGACCCTGATGGCAGCGGATTTATTGAATTAGGCGGCGGTGTTAACACGTATGTTTTTAATGCGCTAGGCGTTGACATCACCCCTTTCAAGTTGAAATGCACAGGGGGAGTTGTTGTTTTGCGTGGAAGTAATCGCTTTGCAACGACCATCACTTCAGATACTACTGACCCACTCATTACCGTAACAGATTGTTTTTATGCTGATGAGTTTATGAATTTTGATAATCCTAACGGGCCTATTTACAGCGTTGATAATAGTGGTATTTCACAGAGCGCCTTTGTATCCCAGAACGGCGTTATTCGTGACTGCACAACCATTGGTACGATAGCAAACACTAATACAACCTCTCTGAGAACACCTACCATCGTCAATACTTCGGTAGGCGGCCTTACGTGGTCTGGCACCGGTTTATTACAACTCAATGTTTCTAATATGCTGGGTATATCGTGGGTGGGAACCTTGTTTGATCTTGGGACGGCTACTTTTGACATTATTAACCTAACCATTGGTAACCGATGGATTTCTGATCCAGGCACTACAATCCTTAGCGGTTTGGCGTCTAATGGTAATTTAACAGCTGGAGGCAGGGGAATTGTTGATGGCAATCTGTTTAACGGGACGGGTACAGCGCTAAACGGGATTGACACAGCGGATGTTAAATGGGATTTTAAGAACAATGTTTTTGCTGATAATACGACTATCAATTCATTAGTTGCAGCAGACGTTTTTCTTACCTCTTCCAGAACAGTAACCATTAATACTATTGGGGTCTATGAACCTGTTGCCGGCGCTAATTGGTCTTCTTCAATAGCCTCTCGATTTACAACGGATTCAGCCGGAATTGTTACTTATACAGGACTGTCCACTATTGGCGTTAGTGCTGGGTCTCCCTCTACCGTAGAAAAGGTAGGAGGTGGTGCAGATAAGATTTGCACTAAGATAGCCATTGATACTGGTTCGGGATTCGTTGTACAGGATAAATCCATCGGATGTACGGAGAATGCCACCCCTACAGGGATTGTATCAGCTGGGTTTTTCACAATATCGACAGGGGACAAAATTCAAGTATTTACCGCTAATCTGGATACGACAGCGAACGTCGTTGTCTCGGAATCAACCCTGCTCATTGAAGAGCTTTTCTAGGAGGTTATTATGGGCAGAGGATACAAGCATGTCAGTACTTTTAGTCCCAATGACAGTAATACTATCTGCGACCTTACCGGGCAAAAAGTCAAGTTATCAGAGGTCATACGTCGCTGGGATGGCTTTTTTATGATCCCCGAAGCATGGAATGTCAGGGAGGCGCAGGATTTCCCGATAACGGCACAAAGACAGCAAGTTTACAAAGATTCTCGTAGCGAGCAAGCCAATCCTCTCGAGACTGCTCAACCCTTCCCACCCATTGTATAAGGGGGCACCATGGCGCTCAGTGGAACCTATGTATTAACTCGCACAGCCTTAGAAATATATACTGAAGTTCTTCAAATACTTCAAGTTGTAGGCGATGGCGAGACTATTACCACAACGATGAAAGATAAAATCAAAGTCACTATGAACAACATGCTAAAGGCATGGGAGGGCCAGGGAATCCACCTATGGACATTCCAGGAAGGTACTTTATTCCTCCAGGTCGGCCAAGCCAAGTATGATTTCACCGATTCAGACACTAAACTAGCCAATGAGTTCTTTCAAACAGCTTTATCTCAAGACGAAATATCCGGCGCCTCTACGGTAACGCTTGATGACGTAACGAATGTAGCGAATACCGATAATATTGGCATTATTGACGCGAATAACAATCTGTTCTTTACCACGGTTAACGGTGCCCCGGCGGGAAATGTTGTTACTTTAACGGACGTTTTACCGACTGCGGTAACAAAGGGAAGTGTGGTTTACACCTATAAAGCTACCCCTGCTTTTGTGCCTATTCGCCGCATTCTACCCGATGAGGTGCGGCGCAGAGACTCGGATGATTACGAAATCCCTATTAACTTCGAGTCCCGGGGGGATTACTTTGACTTGCCCAACAAAGAACAGCAAGGACTTCCGATACAGGCCTATTACTCAAGGCAGGAGCCCCAGGGTATTATGTATTTGTGGACAACCCCTGATAATGCCAGGTCAGTGATTAATTTCAGCTATGAGCGTGAAACGCAGATAATCACGCAAGACTCTGATAATTTTGATATTCCCTCTTACTGGTTTGAAGCACTTGTCTTTAACATCGCCGATCGGGTTAAATTGAAGTTCTCCACCAGCTCCGAACGGTCACAAATCATCCAGCAAGAAGCCATTAGAAGCCTTGACGAGGCGTTATCCTTTGATGATGCGGTTTATCCTATCGAAGTGAAGGTCCAGAAGTATGGCTAGAGTTCCTTTACCTCTCCCCGCCCAGGATGCTGATTACGACTCTCGAAAAAGTCGTGCCAAATTAGTTAACCTGATGGTTGAGCTTAATCGTGACGGCTCATTTAAGGCGATTACCAAGCGGGAAGGGATTACTTTATTCGCTACAACACCCAATAATGACCCCGTAAGCTCTAACTTCCAGATTGATTTTTCTGGCGATCTTGCTCCCCCTGGATTTACTGTTATTAACTTTTGTGGGTCGACCAATTTCTATCAGATCAAACTTGACGGCACGATAGCCGATAGAGGGGCTCACGGTCTTGCTACTGGCGCCCTTGGCATCCGGCTTATCCAAAACACAACCCGAAGCGGCCTCAAGGTTGAGACGCTGGGCTATAGACCCTTTGGGGTTGGTGGTAGTGTGGGCTTTATCTGGAATGACGTAATTACTGCAATAACAGACGTAGATTTCACAGGAAAAAGAGCGAGAGGCGGTGACTTCTTAGCGAATCGATTTTGGTTTGCAGAAGATAAAACAGATGAGTTTTTTGCTTCGGCAGCAGGTGATGGTTTCGCTTATGACCCGCTGGCCTTTGCTTCTGCCGATGAGCGGCAAGGGGATATATTGGGAGTTGCTGGTATACGGTCTAATTTGTGGGTTTTTACCACTTCTCACATTGAGTACTGGCAGTCTTTTGATGACGCCACTTTCCCCTTAAGGCGCGTCCAGGGTGCGACTATTAATGTTGGATTAAGTGCTTTAGGGGATACTGAAACACTAGATTATCTTGTTGACCGAATACAAGATGATATTGTTTATCTTGCTAATGATTGGACGGTCCGAGTTATTACGGGGACACAGGATAGAATTATATCTGATCTTGATTTTTCAACGATTATGAATGAAGGGTCCGACGCCTTTAGACCGTTTATTTCCACAGTCGATACTCCTTACCATAAATATGTTGTAGTGACATCCTATGACGCCACGCTCATTCCGATAGCAACCAAGGAATTTACGTGGGTCTATGACCTGAAAACCGGGTTTAGCCATTATAGAACGTCGCCTACTAAAGAATACTGGGATATGTACAAAGCCGTTAATCAGGGTGCTGCGGAGTCCTTTAGTGGTTTGAATAGAATTTTAATGATGTCTAATGAGCAGGATGTTTCGGGTTTTGCTGATGAT